TTGACCGAGATTTCTGACCAGCCGGGTGTACCGGAACCCTCAGACCTTCTGCCCGTAACCATTGAGGAGGAGATGCGTTCCTCCTACCTCGCATATGCGATGTCGGTTATTGTCAGCCGTGCGCTGCCGGATGTGCGAGATGGTCTTAAACCTGTTCATCGTCGCATCCTGTATGCCATGCATGAAAGTGGTTTTACTTACGATAAACCTTACCGCAAATCTGCCCGCGCAGTTGGTGAGGTTATGGGTAAATACCATCCGCACGGTGACTCCTCGATTTATGATGCCATGGTGCGTATGGCCCAATCTTGGTCCATGCGCGTCAAGCTGATTGACGGGCAGGGTAACTTTGGCTCGGTGGATGGTGATAGCCCCGCCGCCATGCGTTATACGGAAGCCCGGCTGGCCAAGGCTTCCACATTTCTGTTGAATGATATTGACCGCGATACGGTCGATTTTCAGCCGAACTATGATGAAAGTGAAGAAGAGCCAACCGTTCTTCCTGCCACATTCCCGAATCTGCTGATCAATGGTGCCACGGGTATTGCCGTGGGTATGGCCACCAATATTCCCACACATAATCCTTCTGAGGTTATTGATGCCACGCTGGCGCTGATTGCCAACCCGGATCTCTCACTTGATGATCTGATGGAATATGTGCCGGGCCCGGATTTTCCCACAGGCGGCATTATCCTTGGGCGTTCTGGTATTCGTAGTGCGTTTGCCACAGGGCGTGGGGCCGTTATTATTCGGGCCAAGGCGGATATTGAAGAAATCCGTAAGGACCGTAAGGCCATTATTGTTACGGAAATTCCGTATCAGGTTAACAAGGCCACTTTGCAGGAACGTATTGCCGATCTGGTGCGCAATAAGCAGATTGAAGGCATTGCCGACATTCGTGATGAATCTGACCGCTCTGGTATGCGGGTGGTCATTGAAATCAAGCGGGATGCCACACCAGAAGTGGTGTTGAACCAGCTTTATCGTTTCACCCAGCTTCAGACATCCTTCGGCGTGAACATGCTGGCGCTGGATGGTGGCAAGCCCCGCTTGATGGGCCTGAAGGATGTGCTGGAAGCCTTTATTGCGTTCCGTGAGGAAGTGATTCTGCGCCGCTCACGGTTTGAGCTGAACAAGGCGCGAGATCGCGGGCATATTCTGGTTGGGTTGGTGATTGCTGTTGCCAATATTGATGCTGTTATTGCGCTGATTCGTGGTGCGCCAGATGCAGCCGCTGCGCGTGAAGCGCTTATGGCCGCCCAGTGGGATGCCGCAGATGTGGAACCTTTGCTGGCCTTGATCCATGATGACGGCAACGTAGTTGTGGATGGCAAGGTAAGGCTGACAGAGGCACAGGCGCGCGGTATTCTGGAACTGCGTCTGCAACGTCTGACAGGGCTGGAACGCGATAAGATCCAGCAGGAACTCTCGGAAGTTGCCCAGCGCATTAACGAGCTTCTGGAAATTATCGGCAGTCATGTTCGCCGCATGGAAGTACTGCGTGATGAACTTTCCGTAGCCCGCGCAGAAATTGCCACCCCGCGTATGACCGAAATTGCAGATTATGCGGGAGATCAGGATGATGAAAGCCTGATTGAACCGGGCCAGATGGTTGTAACCATCACGCGGGAAGGGTTTATTAAACGCACGCCGCTGGATGTGTTCCGTGCGCAAAACCGTGGTGGCCGCGGCCGCACAGGTGCCAGCACTCGTGGCGATGATATTGTTGTAAGGTCCTTTAATGCCCACACCCATCAGTGGGTGATGTTCTTCTCTTCTGGCGGTAAAGTGTATCGTCAAAAGGTCTGGCGTCTGCCAGAAGCCGGGCCAGCTGCCAAAGGCCGCGCCTTGGTGAACCTGTTGCCAGATCTGGGTTCTGATAGCATTACGGCCGTGCTGCCTTTGCCGCAGGATGAGGAGCTGTGGGAAGCCCTGCATCTGGTTTTTGCAACAGCCAGTGGCAATGTGCGCCGTAACCGTTTGAGTGATTTCCGCAATATCCGTTCATCCGGCATGATCGCCATGAAGCTGGATGAGGGAGATAGCCTGATAGGCGTTGCCACCTGCCGGGAAGGGCAGGATGTATTCCTTGCAACGCGTGGGGCGCGGTGTATCCGTTTCCAGATTACCGATGACACATTGCGTGTGTTTGCGGGCCGTGGGTCTTCCGGTGTGCGCGGGATTCGCCTTGCAGAAGGTGACCGCGTGATCAGCCTTGCTGTGCTGAACCATGTTGAAGCAACGGTGGAAGAGCGTTCGGCCTATTTGCGGATGGCCAATGCCAAGCGCCGAGCTGAAAACGCAGCAGAAGCGGCTGAGGAAGATGCAGATACCGTGCAAGTCGATTCGGATGAAGAAGAAGGCAGCAACACCGATGCACTGCTTTCTCCGGAACGCTTTGCACAGCTCGAAGAAGCTGAAGAAATTCTGCTGATTGTCAGTGATGGTGGCTTCGGGCGTCGCTCTTCCGCGTATGATTACCGTGTAAGCGGACGTGGTGGGCAAGGCATTACCAACATGACGTTCTCGGCTAACAAGCGCGGGAAAGAAGTGGCGGCTACATTGCCCGTGTTGGAAGGCACGGATGTGATGCTGGTAACAGATGCGGGCCGTCTTATCCGTGTGCCGGTTGATCAGGTGCGTATCATGGCGCGTCAGGCCAGTGGTGTGACCTTGTTCCGCCTGAATGATGATGAGCGCGTAACCAGTGTTTTCCCTGTTATGGATGATGGGGAAGATGAAGCAGGAGAGGCTGAGGGGGAATGAACACCCCCGTAGGCTCCGTGCCCAAGCGGGTAGGCTTTTACGCTGGCACGTTTGATCCGGTAACGGTTGGCCATCTGGATGTGATTGAACGTGCCTCGCGCCTGGTTGATCGGCTGGTTATTGGTGTTGCGCATAATCCGGGTAAAAATCCGCTCATGCCGTTAGATGAGCGGATTACCTGTGTGGAAGAAGCCTTGCCAACCATCCGTGAAAACACGGGTGGGGAAATTGTGGTGGTGCCGTTTGATTCCCTGTTGGTGAAAGCCGTGCGGGAACTTGGTGCCACACTGATTTTCCGTGGCCTGCGGGTGCTTTCCGATTTTGATTACGAAATCCAGATGAGCGGCGTAAACCGCAAGCTGGATGCCGGAATTGAAAGCGTATTCCTTATGGCTTCGGAGCATACTCAATTCATTTCTTCTCGTCTGGTCAAAGAGATTGCCAGTTACGGTGGAGATATTTCGGAATTTGTAACACCGGGCACACAGGCGCGCCTATTGGCGCATCTTGCTGATAGGAAAGACGTTTCTGCCTGCGGTGGCAAATAACTGGGTGTTACAAACACAAGGAGAGTTTCTGATGTCTTCAGAAGATAAAAACGATATCATTCATATGGATATCCCCCACGGTCGCGTCATTATCAAACTGCGTCCGGATCTGGCGCCAAAAGCTGCGGAACGTATCCGTACGCTGGCAGCAGAAGGGTTTTACGATAACGTTCCTTTCCACCGTGTTATTCCTGGCTTTATGGCGCAGGGCGGTGACCCAACGGGTACAGGCATGCATGGTAGTAAACTGCCGGATCTGCCCGCAGAGTTTACAAATAAAGCCAAGTTTGAACGTGGCACCATTGGTATGGCTCGGACGTCTGATCCGAACAGTGCCAACAGCCAGTTCTTTATTATGTTTGAACCTTCTCCGCACCTTGATGGTCAGTACACCATTGTGGGTGAAGTGATTGAAGGCATGGAAAACGTAGATAAAATCAAACATGGTTCTGGCATGTCCGGCATGGTGAAGGATCCGGACCGGATTTCTCGCATGCGTCCGGCAGTTGGCGAAAAATCCTGATTTTTCGCATATCTGTGCAAAAAGCGTCACTCCATTGGGGTGGCGCTTTTTTTGTATCTGAAACCAACCAAACCATCTGATTTTGTTGGAAGTGCACAAAATTCTTTCTGCTGCTTGACAGAGGCAAGGTAATCCGTTTAGGAACACCTCCATCGCGCAGACATAAAGTTTTGCACGGTAAAAGGTGTGAGCCGGTAGCTCAGTTGGTAGAGCATTCGACTTTTAATCGAATGGTCGAGGGTTCGAGTCCCTCCCGGCTCACCACACCTTCTAAAAAATAGCGGTAAACCGCCATTCTCCCCAAGGTTAGACAATTAGGTTAGACAATTTTCCGGCTCTGTAGAGCGGCCATTGCATCTTCTGCCAGTTTTTTACGCTGGGCTGATTTTGTATATCGTTCAACTTCTGCCAGTGTTGTGTGACCTGTGATTGCTGCAATCTGGTGTGTTGTGCATCCGGCTTCAGCTAGTCGGCGAGCCGCAGCTTTTCTTATGCCATGCGGAGCACATCCAGAAGGCAGACCAGCCTGGGCGCACCACTTCACAAACTGATTGTAAAATCCGTTTGAGGAAAATTTCTTTCCCTTGTCTGTTTGCAGGAATGTTGTCCCAGATGATGGGCAGGCATCTATTGCGGCCTGTAGCTCAGGATGCACGGGAATTTCCAGATATGCGTTTGTTTTGATCTGAGATAAGCGCAGCACACCATCTCTGATAGAAAAGCTGCCTAGTTCCACAATGTCGCTACGCCGTTGCCCTGTGTAAAGCAGCAGGGCGAATGCAAGCCGCTGGCGTGTGCCTATGGGCCAATGCTTCTCATATTGGGATATCTGTTCCTCTGACCATGCCTGCACGCCTTCTTCTTTCGTTCTTAGGCGCTTCACTCCCACGGTTGGATCCGACTCTAGCCATTCCAATTCTATGGCGTAAGCAAAGAGCATGCGGAACATCCGCAAGATATGGTTTGCCCGCGCTGGCGTAGATGCACGCGCCTCCAAGATTTTCCTGATATGGGTTGGCCTGAACTTGAGAACATGAAACTGCGCATATGCCTGCGCTCTCATGTATTCCAATATCCGGCGATATGTTACTTGTGTAGTTGGCTTTATTCCCAAGAAATGCGGTGATCCATACCATTTCTCTATTAGATCACAGAGGGAGCGCGGCGCATATTTACGCTCACGCTCCATATTTTTCAGGGTTTCAAGTGCCTTTACATACGCAATGGCAAAATCAGGGCTATCTACGGGTGGTAGATTTACTTTTTCTTTACCGGGCACCCGCAAATAGCAACGCTGCTTTCCGTGCCGATCTTTGTAGCTCTGGACGTATTTCAGTCTAATTGTTGGTGATCGCATTCATCAAATCATCGTCTTGTGCTGGGCCTGAAGCAATGCCTGCGCGTGTATCTATCCATCTGTCTAGTTGGTCACGCAGCCACACAGGCCTGCGCGGCGTCAAATAGACAGGCTTTACCTCTTTGGCGACTGTGTTGCGGAACGCTGTTTCTTTTAGCCCCACATAATGGGCAGCCACAGAAATAGGCATGCCGCGTGGCATTACATCCATCATGCTCTCCCCAGGTAGCGTGTTTCAGATAGGGCGCCGCGTTTGTCGGCCTGCATGCCCTGGTGCAGGCGTATGTTTTTCCCAGCCAGAACGCCTTGGCTGTAAGCATCATTTGCTTCAGCTCCGAATGCGCCAGATCCGCGCAGATCTGCTTCCTTGGGATTGAATTTCATTTTGACGAGCTTTTTTGTTAGCTCACTTTCCTTCTGGCTAACGGTATCGGGCACGATGTTCTGCCGTACGCCACGCACCCAGCCCTCGCAGTATTCTTCTGCAAGTGCCACCTTTTTGCCTGGGCTGCATTTGAGGTGGGTAATGCTGAACTTATATTCAGCCATCTTTGTTTTCAGGATGCGGGCAAGCACTGTCCACGTGTAAACGCAGATCTTCGTTTTGGACTTTGTCCCCACAAAGATGATTTCTTTGTTGCACTGCCCATCACTGAAAAGGCATTTCACCCCAAAAGCCGATTCCACAAGGGATGCCATGTAACAGACATATGCTGGCATCCTGTGGCCGGATTTCACCAGGATCATGTCTGTGTATTCTGTTGCGAAATCCGTTAGCTCCAGATCCTCTTCCGTTATGGACAGTTCGCGCATCAGCTTTTGCGCTTTGGACATTGCCGCAGCTGCTTCATGCTCATTTGGGCTTTTGCTGAGTGCTAAAAGCCGCTTGATGCGTTCAATCAGTTTGTTTCTTTGGTCTTCAGTCATGTTTTACATGCCCAATGCGCGGCGGTAGATATCCAGCATGGTTTCCTGTTCTTCCACCTGTGCGGGATCCATCTTCCTGACCTTGATAAGCTGCCGGATGATTTTCACATCAAAGCCCGCGCTTTTGGCTTCTGTGAAAATGTCCTTTACGTCTCCACTAAGTGCAGCGCGTTGCTCTTCCAGATTTTCGACACGTTCGATAATGCTGCGCAGGTGACCCGCAGAAATTCCGGCCGTTGGATCCTTGCCTACCTTCTGGTTGCCATCGTGGTTATCTGGAAAGCTCATGTTGCCTTCCTTTTTAATGCGGCTTCTGCTTTTTCCTTAATATCTTCAAGGTATGCGCCGGGATCTGTGTCTTCTCCAATTTCAGCTAAGCAAATGACATTCTTGAGGGCTTCTTCTAGTTCCACAATTCTTGCATGACACACTGCAAACTTTGCCTGAGCATCTGATTGGCGCACCACACGCAGATCTTCATCAACGTTGATGAGATCTGGGCGATAGCAAAAAACTTCAGGCATATATCTTTTGCCAATTTGACGAAGTGTTGCCACCACATCCAAATTTACATCAGGAACAGCATCAGCGGCCAGGATTGCAGCCGTAAAGGCCTTGCGCAATTCTCCAGCAGCATATGGCTCTTTTTCCTGATACTCGGCAAAAGACATGCCGCCTTTGAACTGCGTTGTATGTTGCCATATAGCATGAACAGCAGCTTCAATTCTAGGATCTGTCATGCTTCCAATCCTTCAAAAAACCATGTCAGCGGCACGTCCAGTGCGGTGGCGAATGTGGGCAGGAGCGTTGCCTTTATGGCGTTCTTGCCGGTTTCATACTTCTGCATCTGCTGGTATGTGCAGCCTATGGCGTGGCCTAGCTGTTCCAAGCTCATGTGCAGTTCATGACGGCGCTGGCGGATGCGAAAACCCAAGCGTTTATCATTACGGATACGCTTTGGCGCTTCTACCTGTGGTGGTGGTGCGTAGGTGCCTAGAAGCTGCTCCAGATCTATCTGTGCAGAAGGAGGGATGTGCTGTGCAGAAGTAGGAACGTATTTCCGCATATTCCGATAACTGACAGCACAATCCACAACATGGTGAGGCGCTGAGAGGGTGCAGGGTTGCGCATGTTGGCGGTCTAGTGCTTGGCTGTTGAACATGGCATGCCATCCATTACGATATCTATGCTATCTCCGCGCCCAACCTGAATGCCATTATTGATAATATCCGCTATCTTTTCAGGCTTTGCATTTTTGGGAACATGCCGAACAGTGGCATCACCAAACACAATGGATGCTGCCCCAAGAATATAGTTAGGGTTCCCAAAATGATTTTGGAAACACATGAAATCGTTTCCTTCCACATTGATAACCCCTAACCCAGCAACAAATGTGAAATCTGCATTTTCACCTGCTTCCATGATCTGCGTGCGAATATTGTCGTAAGTTATCTGCAAGCATTCGAGGGCCATTTGCCGTTTGTCGGTCATTACGCAGCCCTCACTTCACGCTGGCGGAAGATGGAGGGCAGCGGGAACATGCGGCGCTTGGCGTAGCCGATGCGCAGGGCAGCATCTGCAATGTCCTGCTCAGCTTCCATTGCGGCGGCCATGTCTTTGACCAGGGAAAGCATGGCCAGCTTTTCTTTGCTGTCCACATTGCGGTGGATGAGCTGCTCCAGCTGCGTGCGGGCAGCCTGAAAGGCGTGATTGTTCATTTGGATTGTCCTGCAAGTTTATCAGCCAGAGAAACAAAGTTTTCGGCTTCTGTGCGGGTTACGTTTGCAATGCGCTGCCAAGCTGCCGCTCGTTCTGGCAAGCCGCTGGCCTGATTGGCGCGGCGGAAGCGTTCCATCTGATCCGCCATAACAAACAGATCATCAGCAGCGGTGCGGTATTCTTCAATTTTCTTGAGGGCCGCTTTGCGCTGTGTAGGGCAGGGGATGGCATTCATGCTGCCTGCTCCCTACGGCGGTACACCACGTTAAGCGCAAAGTGCAGCCGCGTGCCGTAATCCATATGCGCAGTTTTTGTGTTGAGGTTGCGTTTGAGCGTGCCCAGATCATCCAGAACAAGCTGGAAATCCTGTGCGTTGGCCATGCCTTCCAGATCAAGGTTGCAGACGCGGGAATGGCACACACGCAACAGCTTGTTGGTGAGGTCATACACCTTGTTGCGCCTTGGTGTTTCCTTGAGTTGGAAGTGATCTACTACGCGCCGGATGATGCGCAGAATGGCTTTGCCCTCAACATGAGAGAACACATACCGTTCTGTCCGATTAGGCTGATGAACCATCTTGCTTCTCTTTGAAGGGGAAGTCTGTTGCCAGACTCCCCCAACTTTTTCCATTCTTGGCGCACCAACAGACCCAAGAAAGGAAAAACGCTATGTCAGACCAAATAGATACAACTATTGAGGCGGCTCTTATTCAGGCTGCTGCAACACTAACAGCTTCTCATTTAAGTGCTCGCTCTGCTTCCAGATGTAATCCTAACACTGAATACGAGCACTCTAAGGTTTCCAGTGAGTTTTATAACCTTTTGAAGCGCCTGAAATCCGATTACCCACAGCCAAAATAGTATCTACTGACTAACACCTAAACTATAGGCCGTGCCTATTATTCTGTTTGTTGGCTGGGCACGGCCGCATTCTTGCGCAATTCCGCAATGGAAGCTGTTACCAGTTTTTCCACATACTCACGGATATCGAGTAGGCGTTGGGCATCTGGATCTTTTTCGATAAAAAATGATGCGGCATACCGCGCTAACTTAAGCGCTTCCACTTTGCGCTGATCCCTGAGCACATCACCATTACGGGATGCGGCGTCTGTTCCGCTTTCTGCTTCCTGCGCGATGGAATAAGGCACGCGGATTTCTGTGGGGAATGGCCCTGTGCGTTCTTCTATCAGCACAAAGCCGCCATCGGCTTCTTCAATTTTGTATCGTGTATTTGACACGGTTTTTCTCCACCACGAGTTGTGATGGAGGGAATGTGGGATATACTCACATTTAATGTCAAGAAAAAATGTGGGAAGAAATCACACGCGTGTTTATTTTTTTCCTTATTTAGTGGAGATGAAAAAAATATTGATCTTAGTGTCTGCCATATTTTTTAACTCATTAACCTTAGAGGCTAAAGCGCAAACGCCATATTCGCCTATTATAGGGCCGTGGCAGTTTCGTTCGAACCAAACGTCCGATGGATTATGGCAGTGTCAAATGGTAACCTACCTTCCTAATCGGGCGGGGTTACTTTCTATAAATATCTCTGATCCTAGTAGAAAGATGTCTATTTTTCTTGAAAAGTCTGGATGGGATATTCCTGATGGAACTCAGGTTCCGATAGATATTGTATTTGAAAAACATGGACTGATTAACTTCATGGGGTATGGCAAAGGGGATGCCATTATTATTATTCCAAATGAAGAGCAGAAAATAAAATTTCTTATTAGATCAACTTTTTCAAAAAACTTTATTCTTCATTTTATTAAGGGAAATGAAGGTGTTTGGTTTGTAACAGGAAAATATATGAAGGAAGCGATGAAAAATATGTCAACATGTTTAGATTATATTCATCAACTATCTCAACCCCCAACACAACCTTATTAGTGAGCAGGAGGCTTAACTCGATTTAGCAGCATTGCTAATAATGGTTCAGCTTCATCTCTCGGTAGAGCCCTGTAAGCATAAAGTAGCAAAGCCTCTTGCTCATTTTCAGCCACAGCAGAACGTTTGCTATTAGGTTTGTCACCAGACGTTAACCAGTCTAGTGAAACACCGTAAAACTCTGCAGCAGCCATCAATACCTCCCTACCTGGCAGGTATTCGCCAGTTTCAATCTTGGTCAGATTTGACCGAGATGTCCCTATGGCGACCGCTGCCTCGACTTGGGTCATATTGCGCTGCTTGCGTAAGTTCCGCAAACGTTCTCCTATACTTGACACGGCATTTTTCCGTCTTTCACGATTCTGGTATAATTAAATAGACGAAACATGCTTTATGACGGGTGAACTGAGCCCACATTTTTCTTGACATAGAATGTGGGAATATCCCACATTGCAGCTTATGAATGGCTTAGAAAGAGCAATTTCTGAGGTAGGTGGCGTCTGCAATCTAGCTCGCAAGTTAGACCTCCATCATTCCTCCATCATCCTTTGGAGGAAGAATGGAAGGGTTCCTGCTGAACGAGTGCTTGCGATTGAGCAAGCAACAGGAGTTCCTCGTGAAGAAATCCGTCCAGATATCTTCTCTAAGCATGAAAGCACTGGAGTTGCGGCATGACTGATTCCCATGAGGCAACAATTCCGCACACACCGGACACCGTCACGCGGATGGTGTCCGGTGAGGATGTGAAGGGGCGTCCTGCTGCGTCCCCGACTGATCTGGAAATGCTTGGCCTGCGTATCATTACAGATATGTCTGGCACATATGTTGTGAACAAAGACCAAGCACGTCCAGTTGCCATTAGCCGTAGGCAGGCATGGCTATTTATCAGGCTGCTGCAAATTTTGCAGCGAGCAGCTGACGGACATGATCCGCAATTTCCCCTGCTTCGGTTGATGGTAGATGTGGCTCCACAAAAGTTGCCGACATCTGAAGTTCTGGCCCAGCTTCATTTTGTAGAAGGCGGAAATTCACATTGATGGAAAATCCTTTCTGCCTTGTGCCAGCAGAAATAAACAGCTGGTCGATACAAATGGTTGGTGGTTTAGGCACGCCTTTTGTTGCAGGCATAGAATCGTCCTTTCATGGTTTGGGGAAACGCATGATGGACGTAGCGGGCAGTGGCGACAATGCTACTGCCCGCATCCCTGTTTTTCAGAAAAATACGAATGCTGGAGTTGCGGCATGACTGATTTCCATGAAACCAACCATGCCGCAGAGGCCGGAAGCCGTCACGCGGATGGTGTCCGGGGCACAGGCCTGAGCAATGAGCAAGCCCTGCGTAAATGGGCCTTGCAGACAATTCTGCTCAGCCCGCACCCCATGCCTAAATCATGGGCAGAGTTAGAACGTGGGGCATCGCGCTTGATTGCTTTTGTGGAAACTGGATCTTCAGTCCTTCCAGATGTCAGTTCTGTCGTAAATGCTTCCTTCTTCGACTGGAGCGTTCAAGCCGGGAATAAGAATGTTGGCACCTTTAAGGGCTTCCAAAATCTTGGTCTGCGTACGCTCCAGTTCGGAAATGCGGCGTTCCAGTTCTTCCGTAGTCGGCTTCATAAGAATTCGTCCTCTCATGGTTTTTGCAATCACATGATGGACGAAGCGGGCAGGGGCGACAACGCCGCTGCCCGCACTACAGATTGCCTGCAAAATGCAAATGCTGGAGATGCGGCATGACTGATTACCAGAAGCGTAATTCAAGAGACGTTGATCCAATTTGCATGATCAGCGTGGCAGATTGCGGTAGCGAATTGCTCCAGGTGAACAATGCTTCACAAGATGCAACCGTGCTGGAGCTGGATGCCAAACAAACATGGCTATTGGCCCGTTTGCTTTACATCATGCAGGAGTTCCAGAATGGCGCTGATGCCAATAAGGAATTTCGGTATCTGCTGCGTGATTTGGCTCAAAACGCATGGCCCACAATGTCTTGTGATCACGTTATGGGTGTGGATTATCAGGATAAGGCCAGAGGTTGTTTGGCGACTGTGTATGGGCCGGAAAAACCGCTTCAGCCCGAAGATCTTAGCCCACTGAAATCAGTCTCTTATCCGGTCTTGTTTCAGGAAGTAGCAAAGCATGGTTTTGCCAAAACAAATGGCGAAGCACGGCGCTTGGTGCGTGGTGGTGGCATTTGGGTAAACGGCAAACGCGCCAATGATGAAAACATGCCGGTCAAAGTTGGTGATGTTGTAGGCATGTGCCTTGGCACACCTAACCGGCGTGAATTTACCGTTTGCGCTCCAGATCAAGACGAGATCCGGGAAGGTTGATCATGCTGAATGAACTACGTTTCTGGTTGCATTCTGCCCCATGGTATAGCCTGCGAATGCAGCCTGACACACGGCTTTTGCAAGCCGTGGCTGTAACTGAGATTTCCATACAAAAGTTTGGGCAAAGCGAAGCCGTTACGGTTTGCTTTTACTACCCCAGACTGCGCGATTTTGTGCGCCATGTGAGGGTTTTCGGTTTTCCGAAATTGTATTGCCCTACGTTTGCACGCCTGAAGGCGTTTTTTACGCCATGACGCCATTTTCTAACCGCTTTCTGGCATCCATCAAAACAGCCACAAAACATGCGGTTGAAGCCGTTGGAGATTTCCGGGCCGCAGCCGGTTTTACGCGCGTGCAGAAATCCCAGCTAGAAGCATATGCGAGCAGACATCAGCCAACCGTTATCCCGCTGGACGTTGCCATAGATCTGGACAGATGTGCTGAGCAGCCCATTCTGCTTTCAGAAATGGCCAATGCAGAGGGCTTTGCTCTGGTTCCGGTCAAGTTCGGAAGCGGCCCACTGCCGCACGATATGGGCAAATTCGCCAAGGCCACCAGTGAGGTTCTGCAAAAGGGCTTCGAGAGCATGGCGGATGGCAACGTGGATGTGCAGGAAGCGCAAGAAATTCTCACATATGCGCAACGTGCCCGCACATCGCTGCATCACATTGAGTCCACAGCTCATAAGATCATTGCAGAAGGCAAGCCATTGCAGGTGACCTTTCCGCATGGGGCTAGTGGCTCCTGATGGCTGACGTGTTTTTTGATCTTGAGGCGGTGTATTCATTTTTGAATACACGCATGCGCAAAGCCGGTGGCAATTCGGCTTTTGCCCGCATGATGGGCCTGAATGACAAAACACTGTCAAACATGGCCAATGCACGCCGCAGGCTGAATGATCAGCTGCTGGCAGCGTTGGGCCTGGTTGAGGTTGAACGGTATGTGGATGTGGATGGAAACGTCCTGCCCATGCTGGAAGTGTATTCAAAACTGAATACAGCAATAAGGCGGGCTGGCGGCAATTCGGCATTTGCGCGGTTGCACGGCCTAAACGACAAACACCTTTCCAATATGATGAATGACCGTAGGCAGCTTTCCAAAGCATTGCTGCGCGTTGTCGGTATTAGGAGAGCAAAGCTGTACATGTATGCGGCAAGGAGCGCGGCAGCATGATATGCCCCAATATTGCGGAATTTGACCGCAGCCAAATACCATCACCCAAAACCTTGCGTTCAGCACCGTGCGAAATGCGCGGCGTGCTGGACAAGCTGCTGGATGCGCTGAAGGAAATGCGTTCTTGCGTGTTTCGTGCTGGCACACTGGTTTTGAATGATGCGGAAATTGCCAAACAGGCTGGATTGCAGGCCGATGAGCTGGAACGCAACCTGCCGCAGATGATTGCCCGTGGCATGCTGGCGCGTGATGATGAAAACGCGCTGTTCAGCACAGTCATGTATGATCGGCTGCTCCGGCGTGAGGAACGCGCTGCCCGCACAGCCACAGCAGACGCAGACTGGCAGCAGAAGCAGGAAAGCGGTGATGTGCCGGAAGGTATGACGCGCCAGCAAATGGCCAATAAAAAGAATGCCCAGATGGCAGGCAGACCCCGCAAAGGAGAAAGCCGGGAACAGGCATTTGAACGCAGGCAGCGTGAACAGGCTCAAAAACGCCAGCAGCCACACCTGCTTATGCCCATTTCAGGCGCAAAGACCGAAATCGAAAATCGAAACGGGAAATCGAAACAGGAAAATTCGATTAATTCGATTCCCATAGATCTAGAATTAGAGAGAGATATTAATATTCCTTCTAGTTCTATTTCTGGGGAAATCGAAAACCCAGCACTGGCTCAGGAGCAGGTGGCCCAGACAGTAGCCCGCGTGATTGCCACAACCGGCATGAACGATCAGGCGCCGTATGCGGTCTCGCTGGTAAGGCGCTGGATGGGGCAGGGCGCAGAACCGGATACCATTATTTCTGCCATTCGGGAGCATACCGAGGCCATGCGCAAGAATGGTGAGAAGCCTCGGCGGCTAAAGGTGTTTGAAGCCGCAGTTTTGCGCGGCATAGAGGTGCAGCACTTGCGCCCGAAAGCGCAGGATACAGCCCCCGAAAAACCGCAGACAGCCAAGGAAAATGCCAAATTCGAGCAGGCATGGGCCAAGGCCGCCAAGGTTTGGGAGGATGCGTTTACCGATTGCCGAGATTTTGGGGCTGTAAAGCGTCGCTGGCCAGAACTGGCGCAGGAAAATGGCCTGCCGCCCGTGCCGTTTGAGAAAGCCGCATATCAGCAGCACTTCATGCACCAGCAAAGCGCACAGGTGGCAGCATGAGCCTGCGTGTGTTGCTGCGAAACCTGCGGTTGAGGGCTGAAGGCAAGCCCAACGCGATTGATGCAATGGAAGATCTGCGGGCCAAGTTGGCCCAGGAACAAAAACGGCGTGCAGAGGCTGAACTGGAAATCACCACTCTGCAACGCCGCTTGTTTGATTACGAGAATGACCGTCCCCGTGATGCCAGAGGAAGATATGCACAAAAACGCGGGGCTGCAACATGCAAGAATTACCTCCCACGCCGGAGCGCCTAGAAAAAGGCGATATCACCAGCGTCTATATTGAAGATCCGGTTAGTAAATCAGATCAGCCGCGCCTGAGTTCATCGGGCGCGGTTTATGCGTTGCAGAAGTCTGGCACGTTGTCAGATGCGCAAGTTGCCGCAGCCGAACAGTGGGCGCGGGATTATGAAACAGGCATTTTAGGTGCGCGGGATCCTGAATCGTCAAAACAGTCTGGAAAGCCAGATCACGAATACTGCATGCTTTCGCGCATTCGTGCAGCTGATCGGTGCCTATACATTCGGGAACACATAGGGCCACTGGGCGAGAAGTTCCTGATAGATTTAATGGTAAACGGTCTTTCTGTTCAGAAGATTTCTGAAAAACATGGCAAGCGGCGGGAACGTATAGCCGGTGCCATTGATTTCTGCCTGGAGCAGCTGGCAGACCTTTATGCAGATATGCCAGGGAAGCTCTGGTTCAATAAATAGTTGCCTGCGGCAGCTTTTGCGTTTAATTTGTCAAAATCTCCGAAGTCGTGTGTCCATCTGGGCCACGGCTTTTTTTGTATCTTCTGAAAAGCTGAACGCATGAAACACTGGCAGAAGATCTGCCGTGGTGCTGTTCTGCTGCGCGGGAAGAAGATTGTTCTAGTCGTTTCGGCAGATGGAAATGTGGCGCATTGCGTGCGCATGGTTCCAGATCGTCTGCCACGGCATCGGGCTGATGTGATTTTGCGGGCCGTTGGTAGCCTGAAAAATACGGTTGCCCGTTGCAATGCCCTTGCATGCGAAAAATATGGCCACCTGCAATCGCTGCGCGAACTGCCAGCGGGTGCGGTGTATGCTGAGCACGACATGCAGCGCATTGATGCCGCACTACGCAAAGAACATGCTTCCCGCGCGGTGGAAGAGTTGCCACCCGGCGTGATGGAAACAACATGGCGCGGGCCAAAATGGGGCGATTGCGGCCGCAAGGTTGGCGGCGCTCCATCCGATTAAGCGAAACCCCCGGCTGTTCGAGCAGCGCGGGGGTTTCTTTTGTCCACCCCTGACCTTTCCAGGAATGAACATGCCTGATCTTAAAGATCTCTGGCGTTTGGTACAAGTGATGAATGAAATTAAAGCATGGCGCTTCACCGTGATTATGCTTGTTGCTCTAATCACTGGTCTCGCATTTGCTATCGAAAAAGCACTCCCAGGCGTGGCTGCTATCATTCAGGCATGTCGGTAAAAAGCGTCATGATAACGCGGTATTATCTGACAGGGCATACCTGCCAAGGTGTCAGATAACCCGCAGAACACCCCCCAAACCCGTCAGATAATCTCTGTTATCTGACGGATTTTGAGGGTTGGAAATGACCCGATAATATAGGGAAATCAAATGGTTAGCGGTGATCAGCCCAGATCGACCGCGCCAGCAGTGCCGGATGATGGCATTCACCGTGCGGATCTTCCGCTGGTCAAAACGTGGCTGCACAACCGCAGCAGCAACACGGTGCGGGCCTATCGCACCAATGTTGCGGAGTTCGCCCGTTTTGTTGCCAAGCCCATGGCAGATGTTGCCCTGGCTGACATTCAGGCATGGAACGACAGCATGGCCGATGCGGCGGACAGCACGCGCCGGCGCAAGATCAGCGCCGTGAAATCGCTGCTGACCTACGGCCACAAGCTGGGCTTTCTACTGCAGGATGCAGGCGCTGCGTTCCGCATGGAGCGTGGCCGCGACAATCTGAATGAGCGTATCCTTTCGCGCCAGCAGGTGTTGGCCATGCTGGCAGGTGAGAAGGATCCGCGCCGCCATGCGTTGCTGGCGCTGCTTTACGGCACCGGCCTGCGGATTTCAGAAGCCTGCGCGTTACGCTGGCGCGATATGACACGCCGCCAATCGGGCGGCATTGCAACGGTTTTCGGCAAAGGTGGCAAAACCCGCCATGTGCAGGTTTCACCATCGTTGTGGAAAGAGATCGCGGCTGTGCGGTCTGATGTCGGGCCTGATGCGCCCGTTATCCCCGGCCACGATGGCGGCCTGCTTCATGAACGCGCTGTGGATCGCGTTGTGAAGCGGGCCGCAAAACGAGCGGGCCTGCCGCCTGATGTCTCTGCTCACTGGCTGCGCCATGCTTTTGCGTCACACCAGTTGGACGCGGGGCAGCCGGTGCATTGGGTGCAGGCCCAGCTCGGCCACAGTTCGCTGGCTACGACAACACGATACAGCCACGCCAGCGCAGACGCGGCGGGCGCTGACCTTCTGGCCTGACGCCAACCGGCGCAGGCATTTCTGACAACGATGGAGAATGACAATGCAAACCGTGCCTGACGGTTTCATGCAGGACAGTCGCGGGCGTTTGGTGCCAGAAGCGAATGTCCGGCCATCTGACAAGCTGCAAGATGATCTTGTACGTCGGTTGCATCGTGAAGCTGACCCGGTGCGGCAGTTCATGATGGATTTCAAGCGGATGTGTTTCACTGACATCAATGCTTATCTGGAGTTGGTGGCCGAGAAATACGGCACCAAGATCGGCAGCGACAAAGGGAACATCACGCTGACCAGCTATGATGGCACGCTGCGCGTGACTGTGGCGGTCGGCAATATTAAGACGTTTGGCCCTGAAATTCAGGCGGCGAAAACGCTGATCCATGGTTGCCTGAACCGCTGGTCTGAAGGTGCTAACGCCAACCTGAAAGCCGTTGTGCTGGATGCGTTTGACGTGGACAAGCAGGGCAGCATGAACGTGGACAAGATCCTTGCACTCCGGCGCTTGGAGATCGAGGACGAGGAATGGCAGCGTGCCATGCAGGCGATTTCTGACAGCGTGCGCGTGGATGTAACCAAGAACTACGTGCGGTTGCACCGGCGGCCATCGCCAGATGCCAAATGGGAGCTAGTGCCATTTGATCTGGCAAAGATGGACGTGGCCACAGCATGAGCAGCCGCAAGAAAGCCGTTCTGACGTGCATGAGGCCGCTTGTAGGCGTTCTGGACACCAGCATAGCCAAAGAGCCACCCAAACGCGCTGACGGCTTTTATACAAGCCCTGAGTGGCGTGCCCTGATGGCATCCATCAAGCGCAAGCGGCCGCATTGCTGTGAACAGTGCGGCCGCACCGGCACGCGGCTCTTTGGGGATCACATTCAGGAGCTGAAGGACGGCGGCGCACCGCTGGACGAGAACAACGTCCAGTTGCTCTGCGGATCCTGCCATACCGCCAAGACCGCACGGGCGCGGGCAGAGCGATATAAGCAGGAATATTGAGCGGTAAGCAGGCTTATACAGCCTGCTCGCGGTTCAGTTTTTCCCAGGCGGCTTCAGCCAGAAACTTGGAGCGGTTTTTGCTGACAGCTGCAATGGCAGACACAAGGCTTTCGTCCAGCGTGACGTTCACACGCACGGCCTTAGATGGCAGCCGTACATGAACCATGAAGGCAACACCTTGAGCAAAGTTCGGATCCTGCATGACCTTATCCAAAGGCGATGGAGCAGGGATGGGCTCACCATCTTCTGTCATGCCAAAGATATGGAATTCCAAGGCTTCCTGAGCCATTTTCCGGGCCTCTTCCAATGAAGAGCCTGCTGTGATGCAGCCGGGAAAATCTGGAAAGCTGACCCCGAAATCACTTTCGGGCTCTTTGTGGATGATGGCGATATAGTCGCTCATTTCAGTTTGACCCCTGATTGTTTCTCTACGCTCCGCAGAGTGCCGAGTGGAAGATCCCGCTTAGGGTGAGGCACCGTTACCCGACCTGGTTTTGTCGGGTGCTTGAACTGCTGATGACTGCCTTTCGTGGCGACAAGATACCAGCCGTCTGCCTTGATCTTCTTGATTATCTCTCTGCTGTCCATGTGTATGATCATACACATAACGATACACAAAAGACAATGCAAGGAATGTGTATCAGTGTGTATTTTCAGGCATCTCCTGCCATGCGCTCAGCGGGTAGGGGGAGGGGTAAAAGTGCAGCGAACGCATGGCACCTGAACCGCGCCAGTGGCACGCGTGAAAAATTTTTCGTTCCAGCGTTTTGAAGTGCGCACTTTTGTTGCGCGGGATGGTGGGGAATGCCCAAAAAAACTGACACGGATTGGCACGCGATAGAGGCTGATTTTCGCGCAGGAGCCTTGTCAAACCGCCAAATTGCAAAAAAACATGGCGTGGCCGAAAGCACGCTGCGCAAGCGCATCGCGTCCGGTGGATGGGTGCGCACTTCTGCGCAAAAAGTGCGCAAAAACACCAAAACTGCGCACCAACCTGCGCACAATCCCCAGCGCAACCCAGCTCCACCACGGGAGAAACCACCATCAACCGGGCGCGGAATAGCCAACAACCTAGATGAACGCACCGAAAATCTGGTGTCGCGGCTGCTTGGCGAAGTTGAGGACACGACTGCGCATCTTGGCGAGATTTCCGAAGCGATTGAGCTGGAAACAGCCAGCGATACCGGATCGCGCCGGCGCGATGCGATGTTGAAGGCCATCAGCACGAAAGAGCGGGCGGAAACCGTACGCACGCTGAAGCAGATCCAGATGATGGGCGTCACGGGTTCCGGAAAAAAGAAGGGCGTGAAGGAAGAACGCCGGGAAGCTGCTGAAAAAGCAGCCAGCGGCAAGTTCTCGCGCATGTCTTCCCCCAAACTGGTTGTGAACAATGGCAAGTGAAACCGAGAAAAAGCCCGCAACACGCAAGCGCAAGGCGGCAACCACTGCACGAAAGACCGGGACAGCCACCACACGGCGCAAAGCAACGCCTACGGCCAAGACTGGCCTGTCATGGAGCACAGCCTGCCGGGATTGGGAAAAGCGCATCATTGCGGGTGAAAGCCTTGTGCCATGTGATCCGCTTTTTCCGGACGCCGCTGCGCAGGGAATGGCTGTTTTCAACGCCCTGAAGATCGTGGACGTGCTGGGTGAACCGACCATTGGTGAATCCTGCCGTGATTGGCTGAAGGATTTTGCCGCCGCCATTTTCGGTTCATATGACCCGGAAACCGGCAAGCGCATGATCACCGAGTTTTTCCTGCTGGTGAGCAAGAAGAACACCAAAAGCACCATTGCCGCGGGCGTGATGTTGACGGTGCTGATCCTGAACTGGCGGCAATCAGCCGAGTTCCTGATCCTGGCACCGACCAAGGAAGCCGCAGACAACGCATTCAAGCCTGCGCGGGACATGATCAAGGCGGATCCTGAACTGGATGCCCTGTTCCATGTGCAGGATTACACCCGCATCGTGACGCACCGCGAAACCGGGGCAACACTCAAGGTTGTGGCGGCAGATGGATCTTCCGTTGTGGGCAAGAAAGCCACCGGCATTCTGGTGGATGAGCTGTGGGAGTTCGGCAAGAAGCCTACGGCCGAGAATATGCTCATGGAAGCCACTGGTGGCATCGCCTCCCGTCCGGAAGGCTTCATCATTTACCTAAGCACGCAGTCGGATGAAGAGCCTGCCGGTGTGTTCAAGAGCCGTCTGGAATATGCGCGTGGCGTGCGGGACGGCAAGATCAATTCGCCCCGTTTCCTGCCGGTTATCTATGAATTTCCCAAGAAAATTCTGGATAAGAAAGGCGAGCACAACCCGGATAACTGGTACATGACCAACCCCAATCTGGGCGTGTCGGTATCGGATGAGTTCCTGCGGGACAGATACGCCCAGGCTAAAGAGGCGGGGGAAGGCGTGCTGCGCGTCTGGATGGCCAAGCATCTGAACGTGGAAATGGGCATGTCCCTGCGCGAAAAGGCATGGGCCGGGGCCAAATATTGGGAACGCCAAGGTGATCCGCTGGTCACGTTGGAACTGATCCTAGAATGCTCTGATGTAATTGTCTGCGGCATTGATGGCGGCGGTCTGGACGATTTTCTATCTCTGGCTGTGCTCGGCCGGGATGAAGAAAGCAGCGATTGGCTGCACTGGCAGCGCAGTTGGGTGTTTCAGGACGTGCTGAAGCATCGCAAGGAGGAAGCGCCGCGCTATCTGGATTTCCAGAAGCAGGGTGATCTCGTCATTGTCCATGAAATGCGTGACGACAATCGGCAGTTGGCGGACGTGGTGGAAATGATCGACCAGTCCGGCAAGCTGGCCATGGTTGGGCTGGATCCTGCAGGTGTGGCTGAAATCGTGTTTGCCCTGCATGCTCGTGGCATTGAGCAGGAGCGGATTGTGGGGATCAGCCAGGGCTGGAAAATGACCGGGGCCATCAAGACGCTGGAGCGCAAGCTGGCGGATGGCACGTTCTCCCATGGGGCGCGTCCGATCATGGCCTGGGCGGTTGGCAATGCGAAGGCGCAAGCCAAGGGCAACAATATCGAAATCACCAAACAGATGGCAGGCGGCAAGAAGATCGACCCACTGATGGCACTGTTTGATGCCGTGGCCTGCATGAGCCGGAACCCGGAGCCACCGATCCAGAGTATTTATGATCGTGAGGAACTATGGGAATCCTGAACAGCATTTTCGGTGGCGGGCAGAACACGCCGCAGGAACGTAAGGAACCCTCGTTCTTTGCCTCTGGTAACCCGGAAAATCCCAGCACACCGCTGACCGATATTCCAGATTGGTCGGAATGGCTGGGATACCCTGGCGGCCGGAGCATGGATTGGGCACCACGGGTAACGGAACGCACGGCCATGGCCTGTTCGGCCGTGTATCGGTGCGTGACGCTGGAAGCCGGTGTGATTGCCGGTCTGCCATTGAAGATCTGGAAACAGCATCCGGGCGGCCAGCGGGAATTGCAGCCGAACCACAAGCTGGTTCCGTTGCTCAATACAGTGCCATATCCGGGGCGTTCCCTGACCTCGTTTGTCTGGCGTGAGCTGTGGGGCCTGAATGTGCTGCTGTGGGGCAACCATTACAGCGCCATACGGTATGACGGCGCTGCACGGGTGATCGGGTTTGAAACCTTCATGCCGTGGCAGGTGCAGGTGGTGCGCTTACCTGCCAAACCGGGTGTGAATTACTACGTCTGCACACATCTGGACGGCACTGTGGAAACTGTCCTGCAAGAGGATATGATCCATATACCCGGCCCCGGTTTTGATGGTGTGAAGGGGCTATCGCGCATTCAGGCGTTTGCGCGTGGATCCATTGGTCTTGCGCATGCGATGGAAGAACGTACCGGCCGGATGCACCAGAATGCTACATTGCCCAGCGGGGTAATGCAGGTGAAAAGCCGCATGAATGCTGATTCCTTCCGGCGCATGAAGACGCAGCTGGAACAGAATTACGCTGGGGTAGGGAATTGGGGCAAAACCATCATTGTGGATGATGGTGCCGAATATACTCCATTCCAGCTTAGTCCGCAGGATCTGCAAACCATTCAGGCCCGTGGCTATCAGGTGGCAGATATTGCCCGATTTTTCGGGGTGCCGCTTCATATGCTCAATGCCACGGAGAAAAGCACATCATGGGGCACGGGCCTTGCAGAAAACACGCTGGCCTATCTGATTTTCACGCTGGATGCGGATCTCAAACGCATTGAGAGTGAACTGAATGCCAAGCTGTTCCTGGGCACGAATTTCTTTGCGGAGTTTGACCGCGAAGGGCTGCTTTCCATGGATCCGCTAAAAGCGGCCCAGGTCACGGCAGCGCAGGTGCAAAGCGGCCAGCTTACAATCAACGAAGGCAGGGCAAAGGATAACCGGCCGCCGGTCTCTGGTGGCGATACGGTGTTCATCAATGGCGCATATGTGCCGCTGGAACAGCAGATCAAAGATCCTGCACCACCCACGCCTGCTAAAGAATGAGGCAACATGTACCGACATAATTCACCAGCAGCCCGGTTTTCCAACCGTGTGTTGCTGACGTGTGCGCAGGCTGGTCTGCCCCAGACATTGGACATGCGGCCGCGTGCCGCAGCTGATCAGCCTGCCGTTATTTACCTGTATGATGAAATCGGCCTCTGGGGCGTCACCGCGCAGGATTTCACGCAGATCCTTGTCAGTGCTGGCCCAGGGCCGATTGAATTGCACATCAACAGCCCCGGCGGTGATGTGTTTGACGGTCTGACCATTTATAATGCGTTGGAAGCGCATGATGGGCCAGTTTCCGTTGTGGTGGATGGTCTGGCGGCGTCTGCGGCATCCTTCATCGCCTTGGCAGGGGATACCATCAGTATGGCTCCAAATGCCTTTCTGATGATCCATAATGCCTGGGGCGTTGTAGTCGGCAATCAGAACGACATGACGGAAACCGCCGCAGTGCTTGCCAAGATAGATGGCAATCTTGCCAACCTGTATGCTGGGAAAACCGGCCAGACCGTGCCAGCCATTGCCGACATGATGAACGCAGAAACATGGTTTACGGCGCAGGAAGCTAAAGATGCTGGCTTTATTGATAGCATTACGGATGCCAGCCAGAACAAGGCGCAACTGACGCTGAGGGCAGGGATATTTCCCAAGCAGCCCACGGCTCAGCAGAAGACCAAGAATACGCTGTCAGTGCCCGATATCGCGGCACGCCGCCGCATCGTTCAGCTGGCTGAAGCTGAAAACTGACACCGGCTGCTGAACAGCGGCCACCCCATTTTTCCGGAGACAAGAGAATATGAAATCCAAGGAACTGCGCGCCAAACGGGCGAAGCTGGTTGAAGACGCACGCGCTCTGACCAATGGCGACACCATGACTGACGAGCAGGCAGCTCAGTTTGATGCCATGATGGCTGAAGCTGACCAGATCAAGGCACAGATTGACCGCATTGAACGTGCCGAAGATGCTGAACGCACACTGGCACAGGAAATCGCCAACCGTGCAGATGAAAATGGCACCAGCACTGATGAACAGGAAGACGAGGAACGCCGCCATAAGCGTGTGTTTGCTTCATGGTTGCTGGGTGGCATCAACAGCCTGACAGGCGAAGACCGGGATTATGTTGTTAAGCGTATGTCGGCAGCTCAGTCCCAGTTCAAGAATGATGCCAATGGCACAGGCACAGGGCCTGCCGGTGGTTATCTGGTGCCGCCTGCCTTTGCCGATCAACTTCTGGTTGCCCTGAAGGATTATTTCTCGGCTCTGGATCTGTTTGATGAGGTCTCCACCGGGACGGGTGCAGATCTGCCTTGGCCTACCAATGACGACACCAGCCGCCGTGCCCGGATCATTGGGGAGAATACCCAGATCGGGCAGTCTCCCATGACCTTTGGCCAGTCCGTCCTGAAGGCTTTCCTTTACGCTACGGATGCCGTGCTTGTTCCGTGGACACTCATGGAGGATAGCTTCATTGATCTGGATGCCTTCATCACCACCGCGCTGGGGACTGCATTTGGGCGCACGCTGGCAGATGATCTGACCAATGGCACCGGTAACGGTATGCCCATGGGCGTGGCAACAGCCGCAGCAGCGGGCCCAACCTCTGTGGGTGCTGCTATCGCCTTTGAGGACATCATGGAGCTGAAGCACAGCGTAAACCGTGCGTATCGCACTGGCGCCGTGTTCATGATGAATGACAATACAGTCAAGTCTCTGGCGTTGCTGAAGGATAACGAAGGCCGGCCGCTCTGGATCCCGTCCTTGCAGGTGGATTGCCCTGATGTGCTGGCAGGCTTCCCGATTGCCGTGAATGAAAGCATGGCAGACGTGGGTGCGGGCAACGCGCCCATGCTGTTTGGCAACATGAAGAACTACAAGTTCCGCATGGTCAAACAGGTGTCCATCGTGCGCCTGAACGAACGGTATGCCGATTTCCTTCAGACCGGCTTCTTCGGATATGCCCGGTTTGGCGGTGGCCTACCTTCTGCAGCGCAGCCGATCAAGAAGCTGGTCATGAAAGGCACAGCAGCTCCGGCCACAGGCGGCTAATCATGCACACGCTTTCGCTGGATGGTCCGTCAACAGTGGTTCCGCTGGCCCTGCTGGCGGATCTGAAGGCGGAACTGGGCATTACCGATAGCACTACAGATACCATGCTGGCAGACAAACTGATGGATGCCTCCAGCATGGTGCTGGATTACATCGGCAGCCCCTTGCTTTCGGGGGCATGGACAGAGGAATTTGTCATTGAAGGTGGTGACCAGCTGAAAGAGATTGTTCTTTCAGTGCGGCCGCTGGATTCCATTTCCTCCATTTCCCGAAACGGGCAGATGTGGACGCCTGATCAGCTTTCAGACCTCGTTCTGGATAAGCGGGCAGGCATCCTCTCACACCCCACGCCAACGCGGCGTAGGTGGCAGCATGGTGTGTATAGTGCCGTTTATACGGCTGGATATGTGCCACCGCAGGTTGCTGAGGATGGCACAGTGAACAGAGGCACACTGCCACAAACCATTTCCCGCGCCACAGTGCTGGCAGTTGCGGCCATGGTGCAAGGGGCAGGGCGAGATCCCAACCTGAAATCGGAAAGTGTGCAGGGTGTTGGTTCTACCAGCTGGAACATCGCTTCAGGCACAGGTGGCTTGCCGCAGCAGGTAGCCGATATGCTCGCAAACTATCGGGGAGCACATCTGTAATGGGCTGGATCACACAGTCACGCCGCCGCCAGATCATGGCCAAAGGCCGCCCGATGGTGCTCCGGACAGCGGATGGCACAACATCCGTCACACTTATGGGCTACGCGCCACCAGCGCAGGCCGCACAGATTGTGGATGCCACGGCAAAAACGGCCTTTGTCTGCCAGATTACCAATACGGAACTGGCAGCATCCGGTTACGGCGCTCCAGCCGCGCTGGACCGGATCAGGGATGGGCCAAGGCTCTATGTCCTCACAGACGTCACCCCGGTTTACGATGGCGCAACCCTGTGCGGCTGGACGCTTGTTGCCGCAGGAGGCGAAACCTCATGACATCACCCGCAGTATGGAACAGCGCCTGGGCCATTGCCACAGCAGCAGCACAGGCAGATGGCCTGCAACTGCTGGATCCGGCAGCCCAGAACCGTACGGTGCCCGATGGCCCCTACTGGCTGATGGAAACCACATCCGGTACCTCAGACCGTGCCGGCGCGGGTGATCCCGTCAATCTGGAGGATGGCACCATCTGGCTGCACCTTATGGTGCCACGCGGGACAGGATCACCCACCGCTCTGGCGCATCGCAAAGCCATGTCAGATGCCTTCCGCACCACCATGAAGCAGGCCGAAACATCCCGCCCCGCAGATCTGCCGGTTGGACTTTACTACCACGGCCACAGCTTTGACCCACCCGATCTTGATCAGGATGGAAACCGCGTGCGGTTTTCCCTGGGCATTAATTACGAATATCAGGATATCCTCACATGAAATTCTTCCCTCTGTATGAAACAGGCGCCAATACCGGCACGTATGCTCTGGGCAGCACGGAAATCGAGGCCGACAGCACATCCGATGCTGTCACGCAGGCTGCACAGGCCGCACCGGCTGGCTGCCGCACGGGTGTGTGGCCTTATCAGATGATTTCTGGCACGCCAGCCGCCATTGCCCCGGCTGCGGATGAAAACGGCAAGCAATACAACGTGCTGACGGAACCTGCCGGCGCAACGGGATCATTTTCAGCCAATGGTCAGGTTTTTGCCTCCATCGGTGCCGATGCCGCAGGCATGTGCCTGAGCCTGCAAAAGTTCTTCGGCTACCGTCTGGGTCTGATCCCCACAGATGCCAAACCTGCCGCCGCGGCTACCCCGGCAAACACAGGCAGCGCCGGTTCCGGCACAACCAGCTCTGGCACAACCGGCAGTAGCACAACAGCTTCCACCAGCAGCACGGTCACATCAGGTGGCACCGCCACGCCTGCTGCGTAACCGGCAGTCTCGCACCTCTGTTTTTCTCTAGGGTCGGCATCATTGTGCGGCCCTTTTTTATTGGAGCAACATCATGGCTGCGGGTACAACCACCGGATATGCGGCTGGTGAACAGACCAATACCAGCCCTGTCGATTACGCGCAGGAAATCACTTACAACACGCCGCCAGCAGGCACCTACCAGCGCCTGCGCATAACGGGCGAAAGCGTGGCGGCGCAGGACAGCACCACCGCCCTGGATGAAATCAACGATCTGCCAGAAACTGCCGAAACCATTCTGACAGCACGTTCCACCAGCGGCAGCATCAATGGCATGCTGTCCTATGGCACGTATGATGACTTTTTCGCGGGCATTCTGGGTGCGGACTGGGGCACCACTTTTTTTGCCAGTCAAAGCTCTGGCGCAACCCTTAACCCGCGCCCTGATGGCGCCACCTGCAATATCAAACTATTCACGGCGGATTCAATAACCGGACAATATGTAAGCAGAAGCTTTGTCTCCGTAACGGGATTTTCCAATCCTGCCAATAACGGTATTTTCCTGTTAGACGTGTGTGGCTATAATCCAGACACCGCGCCAAACTCCATCGTCATACGGATATTCAATCCCAACTGTGTCAATGAGACGGCAACAGGAAGAGTTACGGTCAAATCACTGGATCTGATCAACGCCAACACGGACAAAACCTATACACTCCGCAAAAAACTTGCGGGACAATGGCAGGTCTTTTCCGGGCTGATGGTCAATCAGATACAGATCCAGCTGCAAAAGGGCCAGACACCCACTGTCCAGATTGATTTTATCGGCTCGGACATGAGCATCACTTCGGTGGATATCTCCAGCGCGGTCAATGCTGTCACCACCAGCCCGCTGATGGATGTGGTCTCCGGTTTTCTGGGCTGCTCCATTTTTGGGGCCAAGCCCGCAGGGTGCATCCAGTCCGCCACCATCACCCTCGCACGCGATGGAGCTGCGCAGGATACGGGCATGGGCCATGTAGGAGCCTGCGGCGTGCAGTTCGGCGCGTTCAAGGCAAGCATGGATATCGAATATTTCTTCAAGGACTACACCGAGTTTCTGGCATGGCAGGCCGGACAGACAGGTGTTGTCTGGGTGGGTATTCAAGGCAGTGATGGCTACGGATATCAGTTTGCTATTCTCAATGGTCAGATCTTCAATCCCAAGAACCCGACCAGTGGCAAGAACAGCACCATTGTCACCACCATCTCTGTCACGGGCAATCCGTTGCCCGGTGGGGGCACGTTCGGAATGACGCGTCTCACGCCATCTTCGTGATATTTCGCGTTCTTTCTGACTTTTCCGTTTTTCTTTTTCCAAAGGCCGCCACTGTGCGGTCTTTTTTTATTGGAGCAATGCAATGGCTACGGGCGCCACAACCGGATATGCTGCCGGTGAGCAGACCAATACCAGTCCTGTCGATTACGCACAGGAAATCACCTATGACACGCCGCCTGGAGGCACCTACCAGCGCCTGCGCATGACGGGCGAAAGCCTTGCCGTGCAGGACAGCACCTCAGCCCCGGATGAAATCACAAGCGTGCCAGAGGTGGCCGAAACCATCCTGACGGGACGTTCCACCAGCGGCAGCATCAATGGCGTGCTGTCCTATGGCACATATGATGACTTTTTCGCGGGCATTCTGGGTGCGGACTGGAGTGATCTGGAATTTACAACCACCAGTACCCTGATCATCACTTTAAATGACAATGATTCTTCATATGGCGGGTACGCCACGATGTGGGCTAATGATGGCAAGGAAGCCGTTCTCACATTTCCAAAATCAATGGGGCCATGTCTCGTAACCGCTACGGATAAAACAACAGGGTTTACCTTTACCGCGCCTTGTATGGGCTCGGACCAGAACGGATACGCCCTGAAATTTGAGAAAAACGCCCTCAGCCCTCTGATGTCTGCGGTCGGAAAAAATACCCTCAGTCCAGGTAGCACGATCACAATCCAGAGCCTGACCAACGGTGCGATGGGCAAAACCTTTACCATCCGCAAGAAAGTTGCAGGGCAGTGGCAGGTCTATTCCGGCCTGATGGTCAATCAGGTGCAGATCCAGTTGCAAAAGGGCCAGCCCCCTACGGTCCAGATTGATTTTATCGGCTCGGACATGACCATCACCTCTGTGGATGTCTCCAGCGCGGTCAATGCGGCCACCACCAGCCCGCTGATGGATGTGGTCTCCGGGTTTCTGGGCTGCTCCATTTTCGGTTCCAAGCCCGCAGGGTGCATCCAGTCCGCCACCATTACCCTCGCACGTGATGGTTCCGCGCAGGATACGGGCATGGGCCATGTGGGGGCGTGCGGTGTGCAGTTCGGCTCCTTCAAGGCGAGCATGGATATCGAATATTTCTTTAAGGACTACACCGAATTTCTGGCGTGGCAGTCCGGGCAGAAAGGTCCCGTCTCTGTGGGTATTCAGGGCAGTGATGGCTACGGGTATCAGTTCGTCATCTACAATGGCCGGATCTTCAATCCCAAGAACCCGATCAGCGGCAAGAACGCCACCATTGTCACCACCATTTCCGTCACGGGCAATCCGCTGCCTGGTGGGGGCACGTTCGGGATCGCACGGATCATGCCGCCCTCGTAACGCGCTGCGTTCTTTCTGACTTTTCCGTTTTTCTTTTGTCCAGAGGCCGCCACTGCGCGGCCTTTTTTATTGGAGCATTTTCATGAACCCGACACTTTCTCTTGCAGACCTGAAAACCGACAGCGCCGCCATTGCTGATGGCAAATGGGTCAAAATTGACAAATATCCCGGTCTGGAAATCAAAAGCCGTGGCTATACGGACCAGTTTGTGGATGCACAGGCACAGCGTCTGCGCAAGGCAGCGGAACGCTTCCGGGGTGATGTCTCGGCCATTCCCAACGCCGTGCGCCGCCAGATCAATGCGGGGCTGTTGCGGGACTTTCTCGTGCTGGATGTCAAGGGCCTGCACCATGACCGTGACCGGAAAAATCCTGTCACAGTCGATCAGTTCCGCGAACTGCTGGGCAATCCCGATTACCGGGAACTGATGGCAGCCTGCTGGGAAGCCGCAGCCCTTGTGACCACGCAGGCCTCTGAGCATGCCGAGGCAGCCGAGGGAAACTGACCAAGGCGCTGGCATGGCACCTGGAATGGGGCAGCTATGATGAGGAACTCTGGAACGATCTGCCAGAGGAACATGCCCGCGTGGATCCACAGCCTGAGTTTATGTGGATCTGGCGGGCATGGCATCGGCTGTCCGCATCACGCCAGCGTCTGCCGCAAGGTTTCAGTGTGGCATTAGGTGCCACAGTCTTTGAAAGCAGCCCCGGCATGATCCCGTGGGAAGTCGTGCAGGCCTGGTCGCATTATCACGGCTACACGCATGCCGAAATGGCGCTTCTGGATCGGTGCATTGGCGCCATGGACAGGGTGTTCATCGCGTATTGGTCGGAACGCATGAAAAGGCGGATGAAAAAATGAGCTGGGCTGCACGACTGCAAAAACCCATGCAGGTTGCCATCAGCCGCAACATGCGTAGTGCAACGGCTCACAAAATTGTGGCCAACAGGATCCGCAAGGAACGCGATGCGCTTATTCAGTCAGGCGTGGCATCGGCGCAATATGTGCGGCGTGTGGATGGCAAGATAGGCCTTCCGGAAGAAGCGGCAAAGCTCAATGGCGGCAATGTCAGCTATATTTTCAGCACTATTGGCGCAGCCACGGTCTGGGCCTTGGCGGAATTGCGCCAGCGTTCGCCATGCCGCAGTGGAGCCTTCCGTAAAAGCTGGGCGGTTCTGGTGAATGGCAAGGGCTGGACGGATGCGCCCGGCAAAATCCCCATGGGATCGGAAGTGCGCATTGTGAACACGATGCCCTATGCCCGCAAGATTGAGGTGGGCGGCCAGCGCATCAGCGTTCCACCTGGGATTGTAGAGGCTGTGCGCAGGCCACTGATGCGCCGCTTTAAACGCATTCGTGCCCAGCGTGCCTTCAAGCCATTGCAAGGTGGCCGCGATGCCCGTGGTGATCCCCTCCCTTACATTCTGAAGGGTGCGGGCATCGCTTCGGGCATTTCATGGGACAAAAAAGAGAAAAAATGGACGCAAAAGCATGCTGCTTACGTGAGCAGGCGTGCTGATCGGCAGGCTGGTGAGCAGATGCTCTACCCCACGTTGATCCTGACAGAAAAGTGATGGTGCCCCATGGCAGAGACAGATCTGGTTGAATCGCTAGAGGTTCAGATCACAGCCGTTGATCAGACCGAAAAGGCTACAAAAACTGCCGGTGACAGTCTGGACAGGGTTGCCGAAAAGGGCGTGACGCTTTCCGATGTCATGTCCGGCATGGGTAAAGCCTCAAAAGCCGCCACTGATACGCTGGCAGAAGGTGCCAGTGCTGCGGCCGGATCTTTCGAAACGCTGGGCACGCAGGCCGTCTCCCGCGTGAATAGCCTGACCAAGACGCTGGCAGTTCTGAGCGCGCAGCGTGACAACCTGCGTGCAGAGTTCCAGAAAGCTGCGGATGAAGGGCTGGATACGGCTGCCATCACGGACAATCTGGAGCAGTTGGAAAGCCGGATTGGCCATGTTGCCACGGAACTGCAAACGGTTTCCACCAATCTGCAGGCCGCAGCCTTGGGCCAAAAGGCATGGAATGGCCAGCTGGGTGAAGAAAATGCCCTGCTGAATGGCATCCGTGAGGCAGAAGGCAACCGGGCGCAGGCGCTGGACAAAACCACGGCTGCCATGGCCAGAGGCATTGCCGAGGCTGACAAGCAGGCCGAAGCCCTGGCCAAGGTCGGAAATGAATTTGATGATCTGACATCTGCAGCCGAACGTCTGCCCGATGCCATGGAACAGGTTGCTGATGCCGCTGTTGATGGCATCAATGATATGCGCCGCGTGGCCGAAACCGGGCAGGATGTTCTGGATAGCATGAGTGCGCCGGATGTGGATGCCAATGTTTCTGGAACCGTGGACATACAGGCGCCAGATCTGTCCAAAACACTGGATGAACAGGAAAAGCTCAAGAACAGCATCAGCAATGTCACGCATGAAGCCAGCGTTGCCAGAGATGAACTGTCCCAGATGGGCAAGGCAGGACAGCTGGCTGCAGAAGGCATGCAGGCCGGCATGGACAAAGCCACGGCTGCCATGTCCAGAAATGCCGCTGAAGCGGGCAAACAGAAGCAGGCGCTTTCTGGCGTTGATGCTGAATACAATCTGATTTCTGATACAGTGCAGCGCATGCCTGATGGCATGGAAACAGTATCTGAATCCGTATCTGCTGATATCAGTAAAATTGAGCGTGCAGCCAAGACCGAACAGGAATCCCTGGGTAGCATCACTGCGCCTGATGTGAATGTCCAAACCCCAGATATGTCTGGAACATTCCAGCAGCAGGACAGAATTAAGGAGGATCTGAACGATATTAAGAGCGACGCAGGCCTGGTTGCGGGTGAGCTTGCTGGTGTGGACAAAACAACGCAGCAGGCATCTGCAGGCCTGCAGCTTGGTCTGGATAGAAGCGCGACCAGTTTTATGCGCACAGGGCGTGCGGCAAGCCAGCTGGCCAAAGTCATGTTGCAGCTCAATGCAGCAGAAACTCGCTACGATGATATTGTGGCCCAAGCTGCCGCAGTTCCAGATGGCAAATTGGATCCACAGGTCAAGCAGATCGTCGTGCAGGATGCCAAAGCCAAGGTTGATGCGCTGAAGGCGCAAAAGGATGCCTTGATTGAAGCAGCCCAAGCTGAAGCTGATCTGGACGCGGCGCAACAAAAGTCCACCAGATCTGGCAAGCTGGAAGCCTACCAGATCACGGAAATCATGGATGATGCCCATAAGTTCTTTGATATGGTTCTGGCTGGTGGCAATCCGTTACAGGCGTTGTTTTATGAAGTGCCTAACGCGCTTGCAATCGCAGGTGGTAACGGGGGATATGGCGCAGGCCTGTCCATGCTCAAAAATGCTCTGACTGGTCCGGCTGGCATTGCTGTTGCTGCCGCCGCCGCGGGTGCGGCCATTCTTGGCGTGGGCAAATATGCCGAGAGCGAACAGGAAAGCCTTGCCCAGCTTTCCACACATCTGCGCGCCACACGCACTGACTACAATGATATGGCGACCTCTGCTGAAAATGCCGCCCGTGCGCTGCATGATCAGTATGATGATATCTCGCTCTCGGACAGCCGCAGCGCGGTGCAGACCATTGCGGCTGTGCCCACAGTGGATGCCAGCCAGATCCAGCGTCTGACAGCAGACAGTCGGGATCTGGCCGCCGTCCTGAACACCACAGTGCCTGATGCCGCCAAGACATTGGCAACAGCGCTTGAAGATCCTGCCAAGGAAGCGCAGGAACTGGCTGATCAGCGCCTGCCCGGTTTCAACGCCGGTCTGGTGCTAAGCGTGCAGCATATGGTGCAGATGGGCCAGCAGGCCGATGCGGTTTCCCTGGTGATCCAGAAGCTGGAAAGCGCCATTCATGGGGCTGCGGATCAGGGCTTAACATCATTCCAGATGGCATGGCGCAACCTGAAGGATGAAATGGGCAGCAGCTACAGTGCGATAGCGTCCGAAGCGCGTGGCATTGGAGATCTGTTTGTTTCCATGGCCACATCTGGCATCAACAGCCTGACGGATCTGGTCAAGCTGCTGAAAGAGCTTCCGGATGAACTATCCACCGTCTGGGTCAGCATAAAATCCGGGGCTTCCACCAGCTTTGGCTGGCTGGAAGGCAAGATTGAAAACCTGATGCCCGCCAACGTGCAAAAGCTTATGGCACAGGGCAACACGGCAGATCCTACGTTCGCCATGCCCAGCAATCCGGCAACATCTGCCACGCATGTGCAGGCAGATGGTGGCATCAAGGCCGTGCAGAGCATGATTGATCAGGTCGCGCAGGAACAGCACCTGAATGGTGATATCACCAGCCTGATGCATGCCATTGCCCCGGCGGAAAGCAGCACGGGCCAATACCTGAAAGGCCAGATTGTGCGCTCCAGCGCGGGAGCCATTGGCGCCATGCAGGTAAAGCAGGACAATGCCGCCGGGAATGATCTGACAGATCTGCACGGCAATGTTTCTGCCAGTGCCCAGCTTCTGGAGCATCTATACACCAAATATGATGGTGATCAGACACTGGTTGCCATGGCCTATAACTGGGGAGAAACCAACCTAGACCGCTATTTGAAAAGTGACGGTGATCCCAGCCGCATTCCGGCGGAAACCATGGATTACCTGGCAAAAACCACAGAGGGCGTGCCTTATGGCGCTGTCACATCTGCAAACATGCGGCAATCCGTGGATAGTGCAGTTTCCAAGGGTGATCCAAGCGTTGTTGGGCAGCGCGATGATTTAACCCGTTCCTTGCAGGGTGAATACACGGCTCTTGGATCTTTAGACAAACAGTATCAGGCGGGAATCATTTCCCAGCAGGATTGGGCTGAACAGTCCAAGGTCATCAATGCCCAGATTGATACTACCAAAGCATCCCTCGCCAACCTGCGAGATCCCTTGCAGGACGTGGATCATTCACAAACGCTGGCCGCTCAAAGTGCGTCTGCCTTAACAGGCTATGACCGGCAGATGGTCAGCGTGGCGCAGGAAGTGGACCAGGCACAGCTTTCGCTTAACGGTACGCATGCATCTGCAACCCAGATCATGGCAGCGCAGGCGCGTGAGCAAGCTATTCTGGCTGATGAGTGGCACGCGGGCACATCCTCTGTGGTGGATCAGACACAGGCTCTGGATAAGGCCAACGCCGCCTATGCGGATGGCAAAATGTCTGCGCAGGATGCAGCATCTTACGTGTCTGCCTATACGGATGCAGAAAACAGCTTCCAGAAAGGCACGCCAGAGTTTGTGCAGGCTATGCAGGAGCGTATCAGTGCTGCCAAGGCACTGACAGTGGCCCAACAGAATACCCAGATGATCGGGCAGACCAATCAGAACAATGATCAGGTTGCTATCCTGCAAACTGAAACATCCCTGATTGGCACAAATGATGATGCCCGGCAGAAGCTGATTGCCCACATGCAGGTGGAACAGCAGCTCTACCGGCAAGGGCGGCCGCTGACGGATGAATACGCCCAAGGTCTTTTGGCCAGCACGGATGCCCTGTCTGATGCCACGGCGGAATACCAGCACCAGCAACAGGTGATGGATGATTTCACCGGCTCCATCGGTGACATGGCGGATCAGCTGTCCGATGGCGTTGTGCAGGGCTTCATGCAGGGCACATCGGCGGGCATGTCTTTCAAAAGCATGTTGCAGGGTGTGGACGCATCTGTTGCCAGCGTGATTGCACGCTTTGCGCTCATCAATCCGCTGATGAACAGCATTGATGGCGGCACACGCACCACGCTGGCAGATCTGGGCAACCTGTTTGGCAAGGTGGGCGCAGATGGTTCCAGTGCTGACAGCATTCTGTCCGGATATGGTGGAGAAAACGCCATCACATCATCCGGCTGGGCCTATTCCCCCTGGGAAGCCCTGAACATGAAAAATCAGATCAGCACGCCATCCGGATCCGCTGCACAAAGTGGCGGCATGTTTACAGGAATCGGCAACCTGTTTTCCGGAAAGGCAGCAGATGGCAGCGGCATGTTCAGCAGCTGGGGCAGTGCGCTGTCCAGCATCGGCTCGTATGCGGGCATGGCGGGTGCTGCCTTTGGTGTGGGGGACATGATCTACAATCTGGTCGCGCCCTTATTCGCCAAGCGTAAAAAGGACTATCAATACGTTTCCGTAGATAACGGCCAGCTTGCTGTCAGTGGTCATGTGTACAAGGACATTCATGGCAACGACAACGTGCTGCCCGGCCTGCAGAGTGATCTGGATAGCATCAACAATGCGTTTGATTACACGGGTGTTTCCGCCACCAACACAGACACCATCGGCAAAGTGGGGTGGTCCAAGAAAGGCAAAAGCTCCAAAACCTACAGCCTGACAGATCTGCTGCCTGATCTGGATCTGACAAGTTCAGATGCGACCATGCAGCAGGAGCTGAAGCAGCTCATGCCAACCAGTTTCGATAGCGTGGACACGTTCACGCAGGATCTGGAAAGCCTGAAATCCCTGGCGGATGAACTGGACAGCATGAAGGTGTCTGTCTCCAAGTTTGATGACAGCTCCCACGTTACGGTGGATCATTTCAACGATTACACGGGAGACATGGCCAAGGCTCTTTCCACTCTGGATGGAAAGACGCTGAGTGTGGATGATCTGCAAAGCCAGTTTGAGGCGATTGAGGAATTTGTCGGCACCACAATACCAGGGCTTCTGGATGTGACGGCATCCGGTTCCGAAAGCCTGATGCAGCAGGTGGATGACCTGAAGCAGAAATACCAGGATGCCGCCAACACGGCCGCATCTTACGGTCTGGATGCCCAGGCATTGCTGGACAAGGGCAACGCCATTGCCGCGATGATGATTGCCAATGAGCAGACTACGCTTTCACAATCTGATCAGTCTGTGCAGGCGCGTTATCTGTCTGCCACGGGCGATCAGGAAGGTGCGGATCTGCTCAACCAGCAGGTGAGTGCCGCGCAGGAAGTCCAGCAGTTGCAGGAAAACTGGCGGGGCTTTCTGGGTGACAGTTACGCCAGTAACGTCACCTACCAGCAGCAGCTGGCGGATCTGGAGAAAACACAGGCGGCCGAGAGGTTGCAGATCCAGACCGAGTATCAGCAAAAGGCGCTGGCACAGCAGCAGCAATATCAGGATCAGGCCAACGAGCAGCTTTCCAGCGTGTTCAGCAATCTTGTGTCCTACGCAAAAGGGCTGGATACGTCTGATGCCTCGCCATTGTCTGTGGCTGATCAGTACAAGGCCGCCAACAATAACCTGAATATGGATTATCAGGCGGCCATGGGTGGCAACAGCACAGCACTTGCGTCCTTGCAGACCGATATGCAGACATATCTGTCTCTCTCCCAGAAGTATAATGGGGGTGGCGCTGCCTATGTTGCGGATTATCAGGCTGTGCTGAACATGCTCAAATCCCTGGGCAGCATGAACACAGATGCCCTGACGGCAGATGCCATGCGGGACATCATGCAGGACAGCACCACCACGCTGGCCAGCCTTTTGCAACAGCTCCTGCAGGCCACAAACAACCTGTATGCGGAAACACGGTTCCAGAAACTCAAAGCCGTATCGTAACGGGGTATCACCACCATGCAGCAACGCTGTTTTCTGGGAACGCTGGCCTTCGGGCCAGCGGCTTCCCGCACGACCACATGCCTGTCATCTGGCGGGTATGTGGATGTTGCCACCGGCACGAAATATCCACCCATTCTGGCCAGCCTGCCGGATGTGGACAGGGAACTGGATATGTCCATTTCCGGGAGCAGCATGACGCAGAGTTTCGGCCAGCTTACGGTCAATCTGTCCGATGGTGTGGCGGACAGCCTGAACGTGCGCAACCATACCGGAGATCTGTCCATCCTGACCGGCCTACGCAGCTATGACATGGCGCGTGGCTGGTGGGCAGATCCGGCACTCTCGGTCTGTCAGCCTCTGTTTACCGGATCTGCCACAGCCTGGCGCACCGGAGCCACGCAAGGCACGCTCACACTTTCGGGGCCTGCTGTGCTCTCGCGCCAGTTGCCACTGGCAACCTATGCCGGAACGGGTGGTGTGGAAGGTGGCTCGGATCTGACCGGCAAGGTCAAGCCACGCCTGCGGGGTTATGCTTTCAATATCACGCCGGTCTGCGTGGATAGCGTCAACCAGATCTATCAGGTTTCGGATGCGCCACTATGGATGGGCACACAGGGCAAGTTGCCTGATCTGACCGTTCTGGAAGGCGGTGTTCTGGGCAACTGGTCTGCCACATCCACGGATGGCAGCTGGTCGTACGCCGGCATGGTCAGTGATATCACCACCGCAGATCCGGCCGCTGGCACCTATGTTGTGGAAAGCTCCAGCCGGGGCGCGTTTTTCCGGCTGGGTGGTACGCCGGTCTATACCATCACCTGCTGGGCCACCGGCCTGATGCCCGATGGCACGTATGTGTCCAGCCTGCCTGACATCGTGCGGCAGGTGCTGGTGCAGGATGTCGGCATACCGGCGGCATCCATTTCCAGCGCCTGGACGGATCCGTTCGGGAGTGTGGACAGCGCCGCCGGCGCGTTCTGGGATGGCTCTGATAGCTATACCGGGCAGGACATGATTACCGCCCTGTTGCAGGGCAGCATGCGCAAGCTGGCCTTTGCGCGGGATGGCACGCTGACGCTGATTGGCATAACCGACAGCTTTCTGGGGCTGGTGCCAAATAAATGGGAAAAGCTGGCGATCCTTCCTGATGAGGTGATTGACATCAAGGAAACGGATCTGCCGTCCGAACTGGCGCTGCCGCTTACCTGCGGGCGGTGTACCTACAGCCGCAACTATACGGTGATGAGTGCCAGCACACTCAGCCCGAAGGCGGAACTGGCAACCCTGCGCACACAGCGCAGTGCTGTCACTGTGGGCACAGACAGCCCCACGGTGGAAGTGGTCAGCCCGCCTGAAGTGCTCACCAGTTTGCGCACGCAAGCCGGAGCACAAGTGGTGGCTGATGTCATCAACAAGCTGTGGACGGTGGCTGACCGGCGCGTGTTTTACGTCACGCTGCCGTTTGAGCGGCTGTTTGATTTTGAAATGGGAGACGAGATTGTGCTGTTTGCCAATGTGGACGGCCTGCGCGATGGCCTGGGTGGTCTGGTTGTGGGTGAAAGCTGGCGCGGCTCCAGCGCGGGCCAGTGCGTGCTGACGGTGTTGGTGTGATGCAGAACTGTGCTTTTGGCCTGAACAATCTGGTCAAGACCGCCAGCCTGAGTGGTTCGGCCTCCTTTTATGCCGGTGTCTCGGCTGCCAAGGATTTCTCACCCAATCAGCTGGCTACAGACCAGGGCAACACCACGGCGGCATTCTGGTCTGTAGGGGATAGCAACAAAACCGCATGGTTTCAGGCGCAATGGAGCAGTGCCCAGACCATGCGGGCCTTCTTTGTGGGGCGCACCAACCTTGGCCAGGCCGCAACGTGGCAGCTTACAGCCAGTTCTGGCGGCAATACGGTGTATTCTGCCTCTGGCAGCTTTGCTACGCTGGGCGGTGTTGGCCCGGTGCAGATGGTGCATGTGGCACCGCAGAACATTCAGGCCGATACGGTCAAGATTACCGTCACCAGCAATGGCAGCGTGTCGGAAAGTTATATTTCCATTGCCCTGGCCTATATCGGGCCGGTCTGGCAGCCGGTGCGCAACATGAGCACCAAGAGCACCACCGGGCTGGACAGTTCCATCACGGTGAATACCGGCATGAGCGGGGCCGAGTTTGTCACGCCCGCATGGATGCGGCGCAAGGCTGTGGTGGATCATGAATCGCTGGATCTGGCAGATGTGCCGGTGCTGGAGCAGATCCTGCTGCTGGGCGCATCTGGCGCCAATGTGCTGTTTGTGCCTGATCCGGATGCCGATGGCCCTACGCTGAACCTGCGCAGCCTGTTTGGACGTATCCAGCGCGGTGATCTGAGCAACCCTTACGGCGCTGCCCTGCGGCAGCAGACCAGTTTCACCATTACCGAGCGGCTTTAGGCCGCTTTTTTTATGCCTGAAAGGAAGAGTGTCATGCCTGATGCAGACACAGTGCGGCAGGATGAATTTGCCGCTTTTGAAACCAGCGTGAACGGTAAGTTCACCACGCTGGAAACTGGCATTGCCAATATCTGGACGGAACTGAAGCGGATCAACAACCGCAAGACCTGGATAAACGGCAGCCTGGTGGTGTTTGGCTCTGCCCTTGGCAGCGGAATTGTCTCCGCACTCCAGCATATGCACCCGTGACACCCAAAAAGCCGGCTTTTGTAAACCTGACCACGAAAACCTGCCAACGTATAAGGCCATTATAAATGGCTGTTTCCTGCGGGTTTTGTGCTCCGGTGGACTAATCCGGGCCAGATCACCTGTAAACTCGTCCACTCCGGCCGCGCATGACGCGGCCTTTTTTGTATCCGGAAAATTGATGAATGATCCGATTCTACTGGCGGCAGATCTGTGCCGCCGGTCTGAAGGCCTGCGCCTGTGCCCGTATGTTTGCCCGGCCGGGTATTGGACCATTGGCTATGGCTGCCGGTTTCTGGCCAACGGGGCCGCCGTAACAGCCAGCACGGCACCTATTACGGCCGAATATGCCGAAGGGTTGCTGCAAGCCACGTTGGCCAGGCTGCTGCCGCAGGTCCTGCGGCTGGTGCGTGTGCCGCTGACAACCGGCCAGCAGGCCGCGTTGCTGGACTTTACCTACAACCTCGGATTGCCCGCGCTGGCGGCTTCCACACTGCTGAAGCTGCTGAACGCAGGGCAGGGGAATGCCGCCCGCAATCAGCTTTTGCTGTGGAACCACATGCACCGCAACGGCCGGCTGGTCACCGTAGCCGGCCTTACGGCGCGGCGGCGTGCCGAATGGCAGCTGTGGGCCAGCTGA